ATCATCTGGCAGTGCACCCAGCTCACTCATAAACATTACCGGCATAAGTTTATTAATTTTAGGTTTTAATACTGATTCTTGCTGTTGTGCTATCAAGTCATAATAGTTTTGTAGATCACCGTCTCCGGTTGCATTTAGCCCAGCCGGGCTTCTGCCGAACAACCTAGTTACTGGTATTTCTGCGGCTCCTGCAACATCCATCATAAATGATTCGTATATATCGTTTAATCCCGCAAACGTATACTGCAATGCTGTGATATCATCTTGCTCTCCTATCAGCATCATTGCACTATTGCTTCTCATTTGATTCTGAGCCGTCTTTAAATTATAAAAGTCTTGCTGTCCTTGTGCATCAACCAATGAATTGAGTTGGTCTAATCCATTGACCTTATTCACGAGCACATTCGATTGAAATACCAATGAGGCTATATTCCATGATGTGTTATCTCTTTTCGCTAATTCATCAAATACATGTTCAAGTTCTGCAGCTCCCCAGCCTACCTCCGCTTGGTCTTCCCAAAATGGAAGTTTTCTACCAGTAAACCGAATAACCCTGGTATGATGGACCTTTTGTTTTATTGTGCCATTTATATCCCTGATTTCATAATACATTGGCAGGCCAAACTCTGGCTCTGATATGTTTGTTATTACCTCAAGAGAAGGATATATACCGCTCCATCTATCAACAATCAATAAACCTTTAAAGGCGTTAGGCATTATAGTGTCATAGTCCAACGGTTCTTCGAGTCTGTCCTCATGACCTTCAATAAGCATTACTGCTCCAGCGCCACCATACAATCTACCCCAATAAAGACCTTCAACAATCTTTTCTCTTACAAGTGTTCTTTGTTCGAGCTTGTTGTACCTATCCTGTACTTCAGGAGCAAGTTCAGCCGTTATTGAATACCAGTTCTTGCACATATCATCAGGAATAGCATTAATAATCTTCTTTGCGATCCAGCTATTACGATATAGCGAGTTCATCAAATTGTAATCTCTTGTTAGCCTTGTTAAGGGATACTGTGTTGCACTTAATAGATTTGTTGTCCCTACTCCTAAACGTGCAAGGGGATTCTGAAAGCTGTCATGTACTTGCTTTCTTTGTGGTTGCTGTTGTTTATATTTATTTTTCTTTGACAATCTATCTCACCCCCGGATTACTCTGATTATTGTTTTACAGAAATATCTCAATGCATCACAAGCATGATCTCCCACTTTGATTGGTTTCTCATCTCCGCGTTCTGCTGCTTTTGCATCCCAGATATACCCCGCAATTTCTTTGATTATGTTTATGCACTTTCTATTTACCTTGAGCAATTTAAGCGCAAATAAAGATGATACCAATCTGATACCATCCAAAACCTCATTGTCTGCATCTCTTATCTTTATGCCTTTTTTTCTTGCTGCTACTTTAAAACTAGCTGCGGATGGATCTACTATGACACTGGTATATCGCTTTCCATCTATGAATTTGAGTAAATCATCGGCATACTCTGCATCATCTTTTTGCCTACTCTTTGCCTTTGAATCATAGTAGTATTCGTTTTCTAGGTAGTACTTCCCGTCTTGCTTTATTATTTCAAGAAACACACAGGGATTTGTGGTTCCGTAATCTAGCGCATAATACCTTTCATACCATAAATCGTAATTAACACCCTCGCCATCATTGTACAGGTTATCATCGGCGAACATATCATATATTACGCCCTCTGCATTTTGTCTTAACCCTAATATGTCGCGCTTGTACCATATACTGTGCTTGTCGTACGTTATTAGGATTTCTTTTATTTTAGCTACGGTGAAACTAAAATTATCTAGCAGTGTAAAATGTTCATAGTTTAATCCATAATCCGCGTGTTTCAGTGCATTCCCAAGATGCAATTCTAATATTTCAACATAAAACCAATTGTTTGGAGCTTTTGGGTTCAAATCTATGAATATCTTTCTATCAGCACTTGATAGTGTTCTATCAAAAGTTTCTTTAACGAACGTCTTGCAACACTCATTTGCTTCTGTGACATACGCAGACCCATAAGTATTGCCTTTGATATATCTTTCGTCGCCTTCTTTACCGCCCCCGGAAATAAGGATAACCTTTTCACCGGTTCGAGTGTAGATGTATAATGCCTCTCTTTGCTGATACATGCCTTCTCGGCATCTGCCTTTAAACCAATGTTTAACACCAAAACCATTGCTGTCGATGATGTTAAGCTTTGCTGATGCAACTGATACACCTGAAGCCAAATGTAATTTATCAGGATGCGTTTCAAGGATCTCGCACCAAGCCATGATATTTAGAACATTCTTGCCGGCTCTCTTGCCTCCCTCTGCAACATTTAGCCAGTTATCATAACATCGTTTAAGATAGTTAACCTGTTTTTCGCAGAAAGGCGCATACTTAATCATCTTCAAAATCCTCTATCTTTCTATCAGGCAAAGGATTATTCATCATCTCGGCAAGAGTTTTAATCTTTTCATTGCTGTTTGTAATAGCATCAGCAATGGTGCTATCAACCTGAATCTTTCTTTCGGCTATCTTCTTATCGATCTCGAGTTTCTGATTTTCTATCTCGAGCTTGTGCTTGTCATATTCCTGTTTATGCTTATCCATCGGATTCATATTGAAATAGTTAGCAAGCCAATCAAGAGCCTTTTGCCTATCTTCGAGTTTTAAACTAGATCCGTCTTTGCCTTGCTTTATTTGGCATATGAGCCCCCCATCAACCATTACACTTTCTTTGAATTTCATGGTGTTAACTTCTTTTGTTACTTTCTCTACTAATCCTGTTTCTGGATTCTTTACCTCCATGGGGCCAAACATTGTCATAACGGGAACGGTTTCTCTCCCAAACTCAACAAAGTCTGTCATATCTGCAAATGCTATTCTCATATAACGTTCGAGTATGTCGTCTTCTGTAAGCATAATTGATTGTCGCTTCATTTCCTTAAGGCGGTCTATTTCCTTCCTCACTGGAGGTAAATGGAGCAATTGATAGCCTATTTCAGCTGCTCTCTGTGAATCCTTTACATCATACCCCGCTTTGATTACTGCTTGGGCTGCATTAAAGTTTTTTATGTAATAGAGACAAAACAGCTTCTGTTTCTCAGTAAGCTCAGTTTCATCTAGTTCTAGCTTTTTTATTTGGGAACGTTCCTTTTTAGGGGTTAGCTTTTTTACGGAACGCTCCGTTCCTTTCGTTTGGAACGTTCCGGTTAATTTATCATCCCATTTATCTTTATTCTTCCATCCTCTGATCGTTCCTTCAGGAAGGTTTAATTTACTCGCAATATCTATAAGCTTCATTTCGCCCTTAGAATCTAAATATAACTTTTGGGCCTCGTCTCTTTCTGGACTTCTCGATCTTGCCACATCACCTCACCTGCGCTTTTCAATTCGGTTTTTTCTAAAGACATCTTAAGCTCAAACAATCTATCGCATCCTAAACACTTTCTGCATTTATCCCTGTGATTGATAATGTCTTTAAGCTTGCTAATATAGAGTGTATCAATCTCTTTAACACATACTCTACAATCAATCGAATGAACAAACATTATCAACCTCCTAACAAAAAGGAGCCCTTGTTATAGAGGCTCCTTGTCTTTATGTATTTAAAACTTCTTTTGCTTAAGCAATTAGCTTAGCAAGTTTTAAAGCTCGCTCAAGCATTACCCACGAATCTTTTTCAATATCGAATAATTGCCTAATAGAAATATCAGTTAAATCTTCTGATACGCTAATAAAGTACATGTTAGCTTGATTATGATATATCTTTAAAAGAGTATCTTTCGCTTCATCACTAAGATTTACAATCCCTAACAATGACAAAGGTCGTTCAACAGGCTTGAAAGCTGTGTCAATGCCTATATAAATCGAATTCTTTTCCTCAACATACTGAACCAAATTTGTTGTATACGTACTGCTCTTCACACATTCGAACTTTTCATTGCTAGCCTTCGCAATTATAACTATAGCCTTGTTTTTAAATGTCAACGTCTTTGAACCATTAAGTTCTATATCCGTCGCAATCTGAAGTATCTGTTCATCTGTCAATAAATCAAATCCCTGCTCAAATCCTAGCATCTCTATTCCTCCTCAAAATCAATTTCCATTATTCTACATTAAATGTTAAATAAAAACAACCATCTAGGACTCAGTGTTCTCTGGGGACTGTTCCTTTTGGTTGTTTTGTTTTCAAGGGGGAAATTCAAGGAGTTTTTATCTTTTGTATGCTAGTATTTGCCTTTAGTAAAAAAACACTCTACATATATAGGTTGAAAACGGTCCTTTTCGCACCCTATTTTGGGTGCGTTTTTAAAAATATTATTTTATGTACCTCCAATTTTTTCATTGCAGCTTTAAATGTTCTAGTTACAACTTGTCGTCTAATGCCTAATTCTACGGCAATCTTTTCAAACGTTGGGTCTTTTAGCTTGAAATATGCTTCTACTATTTCCCGCTGTCTTTCTGTCAAGACTGTTTCCATTACGGCATCAAGATATTTTTTCATCTGCTCTCTCTGATTTGAATTGTTATTTTCCATAACGTCAATGTCGTGATGGTCCAACGTATATAAACTTTCGAGACTTTCTTGAGTTAAGTGTATATCTCTCATCCCTCCAATAGCTCCTCTCATGATAGTGTTCTACTACTGTTGCTATCTCTCTGGTATCTCTTTGCATACTTATAAGCAAATTTATTTGTCGCCTAAGTTCATTGATCCCCACCTCAGTAAATGGGTCGTTAGATGCAATATATAATTCGTGTTTTAATTTATTGATTCCCTTTGATAACATTTTGAGTGATACCTGGTACTCTCTAGCTAATTCTTGCATCTAACTCGCCTCCTAAGTATTCTTTATGTGTCTCCCGATATTTTTATTGCCCCTTTAGGTTCTTCTTTTGGTTCTTCTTTTGGCTCTTCTTTTGGCTCTTCTTTTGGTTCGTATCTGCATTCTTCAGAACACGGTAGTTTTCGTGGATCAGAATCAAGATGTTTACAACTAAGGCATTTCATCTTCCGCGTCCTCCATCATGTATTGAACTATTAATTGATTTGCAAGATATGTAAATTCTAAAGGTGTTTTATAATCACCGGTTATTTTATTAAAAATTAATCCACAAGCCATTATCATTCCTGTAAAAAACTTAGTTGCATCAATTTCATTTAGATCATAATGATGTAGCTGACACCCATCTTCTTCGTCTCTAAAAATTCCTAGTATTGCATCCGTTATCGCTAAGGCGTATTCTTGCTCTTTATTTGTTTTCATCAGCGTTGCCCTCCTTCTCCAATCTCTCAGCTTCTCTATTGGCGTACCAGGCGGCTTTTCTTAAGTCCTCAATTTCTTTTGCCGGGTCTTTCTTCCCTGCTCTGCACACATACTTGACTACACTGCCTCTGTGATAATTAAGTTTCTGGTCCTCTATGAAATCTATTACTTCAATCTTTCCTGAGGTATAGTGGCTCGGGTGATTAACATTGTCATTTTTCAGCAATTCCGCTTCTTTCCTTATTTCATCGTTTACTTTCGAATAATTGATATCCAACTAAATCGCCTCCTTTACTGGCAGAATATCAATATTATCGCTTCTCTTATGACACTTTGGACATTGATACCAACGTTTCTGTTTTCCTGCTTCCTGGATTCTTGCAAAATGTCTTTTGGCTTCCCTGCTCTCACAGAGTGCCGAAGTCTCAACGTTCCATTCTCCCGCGCTCGATATTCTTTTACAACAGGGGCATTTGAAATTTTTACCTAACATGTTATCCGACCTCCTTGGCCTCGCCTTTATATTTTTCAATTCTAGCTTTAACCGCCGTCATCAATGCGTCTTGTCCTGCGGCTTTACCCTCTAATGCCTCCATAACCTCTTCATCCATTGTTCCTTCAGCTATCAGGTGATGCACGATTACACTGTGCTCTTGTCCTTGTCTATGTAGCCTCGCATTTGCCTGTTGATACTGCTCAAGGCTCCACGTAAGCCCAAACCATACGATTATGTTTCCTCCTGTTTGAAGGTTGAGTCCATGACCCGCGGATGCTGGATGCGCTAACAGTACTGGTATCTTTCCCTCGTTCCAAGCCGTTATATCTTCTGTGGTGTTCAATGTTCTAGCTTTTGGGAACCTTGCTTGTATTCTGCTTAGATCATGCTTGTAAGCATAAAACACAAGTACGGGATGTCCGTTAGCTGCTTCCAAAATATCCTCTAAAGCATCGAGTTTGGCATTGTGAATTTCTCTAACACCTTTTCGTTCGTCATATACCGCCCCATTTGCCAGCTGTAGAAGCTTATTTGAAAGTACTGCGGCGGTATTGGCTACGATGTCCGCATCCACCATAGGAATCAACATATCTTTCTCCATCTGTTTGTACTTTGCTTGCGCCGCTTCATCCAATTTTACCGGTACGACTCTATCTATACGTTCTGGCATATCCAACCAATCCTCGGCTTTCATGCTTATACAAACATCTGATATTTTTGAAAAAACTGCTTGCTCGGATTCCTCTTTCTGTTTCCAGTCATAAACCACATACCCGCTTCGGGCTCCAGCTGTAAAATATCTATCGCGATATCCTGTAATCGTTTTGCCTAATCTCTCGCCCTGATCTAAAAGATATATCTGTGACCACAAATCAAGAAGTCCGTTAGGTGCTGGCGTACCTGTAAGCCCTATCACTCGGTGCATTAAAGGTCTTACCCTCCTAAGTGCTTTGAATCTTTTTGCAGAAGGAGATTTGAAACTAGATAGCTCGTCTATAACTACCGTGTCAAATGGCCACTCGTTACCTGTTGCACTTACCAACCACTCGACATTCTCTCGGTTAATCACATACAAGTCTGCATCGGCTCTTAGGGCTTTTTCTCGTTGTGTCCTACTCCCTAATATTTTGGATATCCTTAAATGTTTTAGGTGATCCCATTTCTGACTCTCACGGCTCCAGGTATCTTCTGCAACTCTAAGGGGTGCTATAATCAATACTTTTGTGGCATCAAAGCGATTGTAAAGTATGTCATCTAAAGCGGTTAAAGTAATTACAGTTTTCCCCAATCCCATTTCGAGGAAAAGCCCCACTGCGGGCGTATCATATATTCGGTTTATTGCGTATTCTTGGTATTTATGTGGTTCAAATTTCATTGATTTGTTCCTCCGAGTCAATAACCCTGATATCAAAACCTAAGTCCCGCAATTCTTTATGTCGTTTCAGCTGTAGTGGGTCAGGATTTTTACCGAGTTTCTTTAGCTCGACAAATATTATTCTGCCGTTTGGTAGTAAACAAATTCGGTCAGGTACACCTCTCAACCCTGGAGAAACGAACTTCCAACACCTACCATTCATAGATTTTGATTTTTGCACTAGCTTCTTTTCGATGATTGTTTCGCGTGATTGCGTTTGCCTCATTTTTCTACCCTCGCTCTTTATAAATTTCAAGTGGAACAGTGGAACAGTTCTCGCGTGTGTGCATATATATATGCGTTTAAGTACTATATTCCCTCTCCCCTATATACTTAATATATAAATATCTCTCTATAGGGCTTTTTACTGTCCTTACTGTTCCAACACCTTTTAAGACTTACAGCTTCAACCCTTTAAGCTGGAACAGTAAAAATTATTTTACTGTCCTCTTACTGTTCCACTGTTCCAACTGTAAAAATTTTACTGTCCATTACTGTTCCACTTTTTGAGGTTTACTGTTCCACTTTATAGTAGGCTGTTTGTCTACCATATATCTTGAATCTTATACGACCTTCCTTGCGTTCTCTCCAGTCTGGAAGCTTCCGCAGAATGTCATATATGGGTCTTGCTTCCCAAGCTCCAAACTTTGCCGGGTCCATCCCCAAAGCTTCAGACCATATTTCAGCCGCACAGACACGCGTCCTTGGAATATCACCGTTAGGCTCTTCTAAATACTGCCTTCTTGCCCATACTTCTTTCTCTTCCCAATCTTCCGGAAGTGGTGTTTCTAAGTACTTAATTATCAATCCTTCTCGTGGGTCCTCTTCCAGATGTAACCCTTGCATCCTTTCAGCTTCTTTGGCTGCTTCCGAGTCTAGCTCTAAAGTCTCTCCGTCTCGGTATAAGCTAAGTGCCTCTGCCCATATTAACCCCACCACGTTATCCGTAAGCTTCTCCCAATGATTTAATTTTTTATTTGCTGGGTTAATATCTACAGGCCAAAAACGGCGATTACCTGTTGGATCTTGCAAGAAATTATGGTTGTTCGTTGTACCAAAAAACACACATTTTCTAGGGAATTCTGATACTTGTCTGTCATAAGCTACTCTATAGCGGTCTTCTGTCTTAGAGAGAAACTGCTTGATTTCTTCAATCTCGAACTTCTTCATCGCCGCAAGTTCACCAATTTCAAAAAGCCACGCACCCTGCAAATGTTCTCCCGCTTCTTTGTTTTCAAATGTTCTAAGAGAATCTGAAAACCATTTCCTGCCTATTTTAGATAACAGACT